AAGCTACGCGGCGGCGCGGTATTGGGGCCGATGGCTTTGCAGCGCCCTGATGTCTTCCGGCAATCGAAGGCCCTTGGAAACCACCAGTAGCTCGGTCCCCGTCCGCTTGACTTGCACTGAATAATTTATGTCGAACAGATACTGTCGCCGGGATTTATAGAGCGCCTTTATCTCCGGTGCAGCGTCGTACGTCAGCACCCACGGGCGGTCCAGCGCCAGAATAGCGGAAGCGACGTCGGCATGGTCCGAGGACGAATAGAAACTGGTGTAAAGCGAAGATCCCTTGACGAAGTACGGCGGATCAATCGCCAAAAATGTGTCTTCCGGAAGTTCGTCGGCGCAGCGCTTTAAGAAAACGAGAGCATCGTCGCGGTAGAGATGGATTCGAGAGCGGTACTGGTAGATTCGTTGAATTCGACGTGCCAGCTCGTCGCGATTGAATCTGCAGTCTAGCTTGTAGTTCCCTTGCTGAGCGAGGCCTCCAATCACACCTCCGGTCCCGATAATGCCGGACCGATTGGTCCGATTGAGGAAGAAGGTCGCAAATCCAAGGTCGATAGGGCGTCCTTGATCCCCATTTCGATAGGTTGCGCGCTGCCTGTGCCACTCTTCGATTGTTATGGGTGTGTTCATTACCCGGTCAACGAGCGCCTCGGGCTCGGTCAAAACTGAATGCCAAAACGCCCAAATGCCAGCATCAACGTCGTTGAGGTGAATATCGCTGACCTGTCCACTGAAGAGGAGGGAGAGCGCGAGGCTTGCTCCACCGGCATATGGTTCAGCATAGTGACCGCGCGATAGGCCGTTTTCTTTCAGAATGCCGTGGATCAGACCTTGCAGGCTCGATTTGCCGCCGGGATAGCGGAGGGGTGAGTGTGTCCGGGCCATGCATCGTGTCTCCTGAACGGCGCTTTGCAGCCAATCGTTAACAAAATGGCCGGCGCTCGGCCAGCTCTAATCAAAGTCTTGCGAATTCAGCGCTTTTGCCAACACCGGGGACACTACTTCCATGTCGGTGATGAGGGTCCGATGATCGCAAGTGGAAGCGATCGCATGGTGTTTGGTTTCGTTCCCGCCTTCCGCTAGGCGAGCAAACGCGCGCGTGATCGATTTGCGTTTCTCGCCGGAGAATCCGAGCCTTTCCAAGCGGTCATTGCTGAAGTGGTGGGTGAAGGCTTGCTTGTCAGGTGCGCCGCAAACTCGTGCGATTGTTTCGCATAAAGCCCAACAGCCGACTGCGATTAACTGAGGGTTTGTGCTGGCCGGCACTCGTCCAAGGGATGTGTAAAGGTCGATCAGCTTAGAATTCTTCGAGCGGTTGATCGCCTCAGCCAAACCCGATTGTCGCCTAATTTTTGTCGGCGCGCGAGTGGGGCGGACCGATGGCTCATCGTCCCCTTCTTCGCCGTCGTCTTTGCTCGCGTCATGGGCGCTCAAATCATCATCATCGGGACTTTCGTTCACGTCATCAGCTGCAGCCTTCGCAATCCCAGCGCGCGCCTCTAGCCCATCGAAATAGGCGATGATGTCGTCCTCGTTCTTCCGGGAGGATATTCGCCCCGACAAAAGATCCGCGATCAGAACCTTCAAGATCTTGTTTAGCTCGCTCTTCCGGCGGCCAAATATGACGCTTGCTGGATCACTGTCATCTGCCTCCAAAATTTCTCGGGCCACCGATGTGCCGACAAAGCGTTGGAGCGTGGTCAGGGTGCCTTTACGCTTAGCTTTCGTTAGATAGCCCTTTTCCTCGGCTCGCTCCAAAAGCGCGAAGGCGATTGCATTCTTTCTAGTCGGGTGGTCCCTGTGCTGCTCGTCTGGCCCCCAATCTTTCCGACCTTGACCGCCCTGCGCGCCGTTGTGAATATTCCGCATCCAAAAGCGGAGCTCGTCGCGGTCATCAAAGACCCGCCCCTCGATCGACTCGATTAGAGGTATTCGTTCCGACAGTTGTTCAAAGCGCTTTCGCCATCTGGCGGGAGCAATCTGAGGGTCATTTAGCAGCATTATCGCGCAAACGCGGCGGTTGCCTTCCCAAACCTCGTAGGTGGGCTTTCCCCTCCCGCCCTTGTTGTCGATGCGTACTACACCGATTAATTCCAAGGGGTTGGTTTCGTGTTCCACGATGCTGCTTGCAAGCTCATAGACCTGCTCATCCTGCAGCAGGAACTCGATGATCTGATCGCGATCAGTCATCCTTCCGTGACGCGGGTTCTCTTCGTATAGATGAATGCGGTCGACAGGAATGTCGACAACCGGACCTGCCACTATTTTCCCCTCCGCATAGCGAATCCACTCGGCATAGTTGGCGGGCGATACTTTGGCCAGCCTCTGACGCCTCCAATTTGGGATGTAAGCGCAACCGCGCGCTCCTGTATAAGCGCGATATACAGGAGCAACCACTGGCGCCCCGCGCGCGGACGGCGCCAGTGTCGCCGCCATGCTCGGCATGGACCGCTCCACCGGCGCCCCGCTCGACGGCGACGCGCATCTGGCTCAGTCGATCGGCGATATCCTGACCACGCCGGTCGGTACCCGCGTCATGCTGCGCGACTATGGATCGATGCTGTTCGAGCTGATCGACCGCCCGATCAATGCCGCCACCCGCCTGCTGCTGCTCGCCGCCTCGGCCGACGCCATTGCGCGCTGGGAACCGCGCATCCGCCTGACCCGCGTCAACTTTTCGACCACCGGCGCCGATGGCCGCGTCGCGCTCGATATCGAGGGATATCGAACCGACCGCCCCGCCGGCGCGAACAGCTTCACCCGCCTCGCCATCCCCCTGACTGCATAGGAATCGCGCCATGCATGGAATCAAGCTCAACGAACCCGTCACCGGTACCCGCGCCATCGTCGCGTCCAGCCTTGCCATCATCGGCCTTGTCGCCACCGCCGGCGCCGTCGCAGGCCCTGCCGAGGACGCACTCGACGCCGCCTTCCCCGAGGGCGAGCTGGTGCTGGTTACCGACGTGCGCGCCGCCGTCGCCAAGGCGGGCAGCACCGGGACGCTCGCGCCGGCCCTCGCCGCGATCGCCGACCAGACCAACCCCGTCGCGGTGGTGATCCGCATTGCCGAGCCCGCCGCGCCCGAGGATCTGGACGACGCGGTCAATGCGGCGCTCGATCAGCTTCTTGGCGCCGAAGTCCAGCTTGGCGTCCGTCCGCGCATCCTCGGCGCCCCCGGCCTCGATACGCAGCCCGTCGCGGCGAAGCTGGAGGAAGTGGCGGCGAAGCTGCGCGCCTTCGCCTATGCCGCCGCGATCGGCGACGACGTGGCCGAGGCGGTGCTGTACCGCGCCAATTTCAGCGCGCGCGAGCTGATGCTGCTGTGGCCCAACACCTCCGCCGCCTTCGCTGGTGACCTGGTCGCGCGCGCCATGGGCCTGCGCTGCCTGATCGATAATGAATTCGGCTGGCACAAGACGCTGTCGAATGTCGCCATGAACGGCGTCACCGGCCTGTCGGTCCCGGTCTTCTTCGATCTGCACAGCGCCGACAATGACGCAGGGCTGCTCAACGCCGCCGACATCACGACGGTGATCCGCGTCAACGGCTTTCGCTTTTGGGGCAACCGCACCTGCTCGGATGATCCGCTCTTCGCCTTCGAAAGCACCGTGCGCACCGCGCAGGTCATTCAGGACGAGATTGCGGCAGGGCTGCTTTGGGCGATCGACAAGCCGATCACCAAATCGCTGTTCCGCGATATCGAGGAAACCATCAACGCGCGGCTGCGCCAGCTTGTCGCGCAGGGCCGCCTGATCGGCGGGCGCGCGTGGATCGACCCCGAACTCAATCCCGCGGCGCAGCTCGCCGCCGGCAAGATCACGGTCGATTACGACTATACGCCCTGCGCCCCGGCGGAGGAGCTGACGCTGAACCAGCGCATCACCGACCGCTACTATGGCGATCTGGCGAACGCCGCCTGATCCCGCATCCCCGTTTCTCGCACTGAAAGGATCCGGCCATGGGCCTCGCCTCCAAGCTCAAGAATATGAACCTCTTCGACGACGGCGCGAGCTACCTCGGCATCGCGACCGAAGTCACGCTGCCCAAGCTTTCGCGCAAGATGGAGGGTTTTCGCGCCGCCGGCATGGACGGCGAGCTGGATATCGACATGGGGCAGGAAAAGATCGAGCTGGAATTCACGCTCGGCGGCATCGTCGCCAGCGCGATCGCTGGCTTTGGCGCCATCACCCATGACGGCAAGCTACTGCGCTTCGCGGGAGCCTATCAGGCCGACGATACCGGCGGCGTGATCCCCGTCGAGGCCGTCGTGCGCGGGCGCTATTCGGAAATCGACATGGGCAATGCCAAGCCCGGCGCCGACACCGAACACAAGTTCAAGGCGAGCTGCAGCTATTACAAGCTGATCGTCAACGGGCGCGAAGTCGTCGAGATCGATATTCCCGGCATGGTCTTCAAGGTGAACGGCGATGATCGCCTCGCCGCCATCCGCGCCGCCATTGGCCTCTAGGCCCACCAGCTTCGTCCCGGCGCGTACATGCGGGCGCGTCGGGACGGAGAAACCGCATCCCCGCATGACAAAGCAAGGAAATCCGCATGTCTGATGCCCCCGCGCCCAGCGCGACCAAGCAGCCGGTCTGGAAAGACTGCAAGTTCGAACATGGCTTCGTGCGCGGCGACCAGGTGATCACCGACATTCGCCTGCGCAAGCCCAAGGGCGGCGAGCTGCGCGGTTTGAACCTGCAGGATCTGATGGCGGCAGACGTCAACGCGATCATCACCGTCCTGCCCCGCATCTCCGACCCGATCATGACCGTTGCCGACGCCGAAAGCCTCGAAGCCGACGATATCGCCGAGGCGGGGGGCGTCATCACCGGTTTTTTCTTCAACTCGGCGCAGCGGGCGATGATCGAGAAGCTGACGTCGACGAACTGATCGCGGACGTCGCCTTCGTCTTTCACTGGCCGCTGTCCGAACTGGAGGCCCTCGACCTCGACGAACTGATCGCATGGCACGGCCGCGCGAATGACCGAATGAAGGCGATGCTCAAGATGAAGGCGGACATCATGGCGGCGGCACGATGAGCAGCAACAAGCTCGCCCTGATCGTGCAGTTCAGCTCCGCCGGCCTCGACAAGCTGAACGGCGGGCTCAAGAATATCGTCGGCCTCAGCAAGTCGGGCGCGAGCGCCCTGCGCGCGCTGCAGCAGGATAGCGGTCGGCTCAAGCGCGAGCTGGCCGCTACCGGCAAGGAATTGCGCGGCGCGTCGGGCAACGTCACCCACCTGATCGACCGCCAGCGCGCGCTCGCCGACCAGATCGAGGACACGAATCGGCAGATCGACCGGCAAAAGCGGCTGCTCGCTATCGCCGCGCGGGCCGATCGTATCGCCGCGCGCGGGCGTGAGCTGCGATCGAGGGGACGCGACAACGTGATCGAGGGGGCGGCAATGGCCGCACCCTTCATCCTTGCGGCGCGCGAGGCGGGCAATTTTTCGTCGGGGATGGTCGATCTGCAGCAAAAGGCGGAGCTGACCAACCGGCAGGCCGACCAGCTCGGCCGCACCATCCTGCGCGCCGCAGATGCCGCGCGCCAACTGCCCGAGGCAACGCGCGAGGGCGTCGATATCCTTGCGGGCTTCGGCCTCGATCCGCGCCGCGCCGCGGCGATGATCACGCCGATCGGCAGGCTCGCCACCGCGATGAAGGTCGATATGGCCGATGGCGCCGCCGCCGCCTTTGCCAATCTGCAAAACCTCAAGGTCGCGGCCAACGATACGGGCCGCGCACTCGACATCATGGCTTCGGCGGGCAATGCCGGCGCCTTCGAGGTCCGCGACATGGCGCGCCATTTTCCCGGTCTGACGGCCCAGCTCAATGCGCTCGGCGAATCGGGCCTCGGCGCGGTCGGCAACCTGTCGGCCGCACTCCAGATCGCGCGGCGCACCGCCGGCACGTCGGATGAGGCCGCGAACAACCTGAAGAATCTGCTCGCGAAGATCAACTCGCCGGCGACCGTGAAGGCGTTTCAGAAGAATTTCGGCGTCGACCTGCCCGCCGCCATGGCGAAGCTGCGCGCCGAAGGCTATGACACGCTGGAGGCAATCGCCCTCATCACCCAAAAGGCGACCGGCGGCGACCTCAAGAAGCTCGGCTATGCGTTCGAGGATATGCAGGCGCAAGCCGCCATTCGGGGCCTGATCCTCGATCTCAAGGATTATCGAAAGATCCGCGACCAGGCGATGAAATCCGAAGGCACGGTGGATCGGGCCTTCAACCAGCGCGTCGCGCGCGATGCCACGGTGCAATGGCGCGCCTTCATGGGAACCGTGTCGCAGGTCGCCATCATGGTCGGGTCGGCCTTGCTGCCCGGCCTCAACGAAACGGCGGCTTCGGTGCAGGGGGTGATCAAGCACGTCCTCGCGTGGACGCAGGCCAATCCCCAGCTCGCCGCCGGGATTGTCAAGATTGCGGCGGGGCTGGTCGGATTGAAAATCGGCTTTGGCATCGTGCAATTCGGCGTTGGCGCCATCCTCGGCCCGCTCTCGACCGCCTATCGCCTGTTCAAGCAGTTCCGCGCCGTGGACGAGGCCGGGCGGCGCCTGACCTTCCTCGGCCGTGTCGCCGCGCGCGCGGGGCCGATGGTCGCCAGCGCCTTCGGCGTCATTCGCACCGCGTCGCTGTTCCTCGCGCGCGGCCTGCTCCGCGCCGGGGCCATGATGCTCGCCAATCCGATGATCTTGGCGATCACGCTGCTGGTCGTCGCGATCGGGGGCGCGGCCTATCTGATCTATCGCAATTGGGATCGGATCAAGGGCGCCTTCTGGAATGGCGTCGCCGCGATCGGCCGCGCCGTTGCGCTCGCGCGCGGCTATGTCGCCAACTTTGTCAATGTCGGGCGCTCGATCGTCGATGGCATCGCTGCCGGGATCCGCGCAGCGCCCGGCAAGATATGGGCGGCGCTGAAATCGGTCGTCGCCGGGGCTTGGAAGGGCGCGAAGGCCTATCTAGGCATCAACTCGCCGTCGCGCCTGTTCATGCAGATGGGTGGCTTTGTCAGCGACGGCCTCGCCATCGGCATCGATCGCGGCCAGCGGCGCCCGGTCGATAGCGCCCGCAGGCTGGCACAGGGCGTGGCTGGCGGCTTCAGCCTGCCGCGCTCGCCATTCGCCGCCGGATCGCCCTCAGGGGCCGCTCTGGCAGCGTCTGGCGGCGGGGGCGGACGCCCGGCGAGCCTGACGATCGGCAGCGTGACGATCAATCTGAAACAGGAAGCGGGCGAGAATGCCGAGCAGTTCGCCAAGCGCGTGCTGGCCGAGCTGCGCCGCCTGTTGGCGAAGGAAGCGCGGGGCAGCTATGAAGATCGGTGATATCGGCGGAAATCTGAACCTGTCGGCCGCGACGTCGCAGCTTTCGACCGTGCGCCGCCTGATCGGCTTGCCCGACATGCCCGCGATCGCGACCGCGGCGACGATCGCCGCCAAGCTGCAGGGCCTGTCCAAGATCGATGCCGGCGGCGGTGTGACCGGCGAACGCCTGTCTATGCTGTCGCTCGGCCTCTTCCTGTTCGGGATCGACACGATCGCCTATCAGGAGTTCATTCGTCGCAATGACTGGCGCCATGCCGCCAACGAACGGCTCGGCGCGCGCGAGGCTTTCCAGTTCCTCGGCCCCGGTGCAGAGACGATCACGCTGCCCGGCGTCCTGATGCCCGAATTGACCGGGCCGAACACGTCGCTGGCGCAGATCCGCGCGATGGCCGAAACCGGCGATGCCTATCCCATGGTGCAATCCGATGGGACGATCGTCGGCAATTACATCATTCAGGCGGTCGACGAACGGCGCAGCACCTTCCTGCCCGGCGGCGGCGCACGGCGCGTCGAATTTGCCATCGACCTTCGGCGCGCGGGCGACTGATGGCGACCCGCCCCCCGGAATCGACCGCGCTGCAGCCCGCGAGCCGCGATGAATGGATCATGCCGATGGCGGCGTGGCAGGTGACGCTCGACGGGCAGGATCTGACCGAGGCGATGCGCCCGATCCTGCGCGAACTCAGCCTGACCGAAAAGCGGGGCGAAGAGGCCGACAGTCTTGACATCACGCTGGGCGACGAGGGTGGCACGCTCGCCCTCCCGCCGCCGACCGCAACGCTGGCGGTCGCGATCGGCTGGGCAAAGGGCAGCGGCGTGACCGCCGGCCTGATCGACAAGGGCAATTTCCGCGTCGATGAACTCACCTGGTCGGGACCGCCCGATGGTCTGTCGATAACCGGGCGCGCGGCCGATCTGACCGCCGACCTGCGCAAGCGGCGCGACGAAAGCTGGGTCGAACAGACGCTGTCCTCGATCGTGACGAAGATCGCGAAGCGCCATGGGCTGACGCCCCGCGTCCACCCGCTGCTGTCGGGCGCGGTGATTCCCGCGACGCGGCAGAAGGCGAAAAGTGATATCGCCTTCATCAATGAGCTGGGTCGCCGCTACGAAGCGATGGCGACGATCAAGACCGGGACGTTGATCCTTGCCCCGATCGGCGCGGGAACCACCGCCGGCGGCGCGACGATCCCCGGCCTGACGATCGCGCGCGGCCAATGCTCCAGCTATAGCTGGACGCGGCAGAAGCGCGACGAACATGACGGGGTCGAGGCCGAGTGGCATGATCAGGACAGCGCCAAGCGTCACGTCGTGACCGTGGGCGACAGCGGCAACGCCCGCCGCCTCAAACGCACCTATGCGAGCGCGAGCGATGCGAAGGCGGCAGCAGAGGGCGCGCGGCGCCGCGACGCGCGTACCGCGGCCGAATTCACCCTGACGCTCGCCTATGGCGACGCGAGCCTGATGCCCGACCGCCCGGTCACGCTTCAGGGGTTTAAGGCAGAGATCGACGCCGCAAAATGGCAAATCGCGGAGGTGACGCACCGCGTCAGCGCCGAAGGCGGCTTCATCTCCGAATTGAAGCTGGATCTCGGCGCCATCGACTGACGGCGCCGCCGGCGCTATCGTTGCCGCATGCCGAACTTATGGGAAGATCCGCGCGACCCACTGCCTCCGCCCAGCAAGGCGCGGCAATTCGCCTTCTGGCTGGCCTTCGCGGTCATCGTCGGCCTGTTTATGGTCAATATTCTGCGCGGGATCGCGGGCCTCGGCTGGAATTGGTGACGATTACTTCTTTGTATCGATTCCGAGATCCTTCTCGGTCGCCCCCAAGGCAGTTGCGACCGAAACCAGACCTCCTACGCAAAGGAGTTGGGCGCGTTGCATCTGATCGGTGGTGTCCTGCAATTCTGCGAGGTCCGATGGACGGTTGTCGCCGTCGATGATCGCCTTCAGCTTTCGCGCACCCGCCCATTTCATCACATAGCCGGTGTCGCATGCCTCCAGCGCATCTTCAATCGCCGTGCGGTGTTCTTTGCTCAGATTATCCGGGACGTCGATCGCGCGGATCTTGCTGCCCGTACCAAGGCAGGCCTCCTCGGCCCGGTCCGCCGCTCGATAGGCTTGAACCACGTCGCCCGATTGCATCACATTGGACATCGCGGACGACGCTGCATCGCAGCTCGCCGTTGCCACGATGACAGCTTTATAGGTCGCAATTGCATCGGCCTTCGCGGCTTCGGGCGATGCCGCCGCGCCAGCCGTCGCTGCGGGCGCATCTTTATCCTTTTTGTCCCCACCGATGCATGTCGCTAACAGAAGAACGACCGCGACAAGACCAATGCAGCCTACCGTTGTGGCCTTGCCATCTGCCTTCGGGGCTTCGGTGGCGTACGCGCTAGCCTGCTGGCGCGATTCGCGCTGCGCTTGGGTGAAGGTGAGCTTGCATGCTGGGCAGATTACGGCGTCCGCGGGCGACGGCTCCCGACAATTCGGACACAGGGCTTCGCCCCGCTTTGCTGCCTTTGCCATCGATGCCCCCTGCCGCAAATTAGTTGTTGAGCGATCTTATCATCACAGCTTGCCGAGTTTCCCGACGACTTGCCCCAAAACGAACATTTCCCCATCGACGGCCGTTTCTGGATCCACATTCGGATTGTCGCTCTTGATTTTGTAACTGCCATCCGGGTTCGCCCAGATGCGCTTGATCATGCCGATATCGGCGACGGCGATCGCCCACACCGCATCCTGCTCGCGGATCGAATTTTGCTTGATGTCGATGATCGCCAGATCGCCATCCGACAGCGTCGGTTTCATCGAATCGCCGCGGGTTCGCGCGACGCGCAAATATTGCGGATCCGCGCGCGTGAACTCGCGCAGCCATGCCAGCGGCAAATAGCGCTCAACCTCGCTGACCACGCCTTCGCCGATATATGCTCCGCCCAGCCCTAGCGTGAGGTCGATTTCCTTGATCGCGACCAGGCCAAGCTCATCGGCTAATGCTTCAGCCGATGGCGGAGGCGTGGCGCCTTCTGCGGGATCGTCGATCTCACCAGTCAGATACTCGGCTGTCGTTCCGAGAGCCCGCGCGATTCGGTGAAGGTGCTTCGACCCGGCGCTCTCACCGAGCGCAAGCTTGGCAATCGTGCCTTGCGAAATTTCAAGCTGCCGGGCCAAGCCCGACTGCGTCATTCCACGTTCCTGCAAACGCTTACGAAAACGGTCGGTATCGACGGCATGCTTCATGCTTCTCGGCATAATTCTATTTGGAATAGCAAGCACTGACACTTTTCCCATTGACCTATCTATCACTTTAAGAATAGGTGGGCGCATGGACACGCCGAAATCGCCCTTCGAAGCGCTGAATCGCATTGTCGAAATTGCTGGCTCGCAAAGCGAGGCGGCTCGTCGGCTCGCCGTTCCACAACCGACCTTCTGGAAGTGGTTGCAATCTTCGAAGCGCCTACCGGCGGAATATGTCCTACTCGCAGAGCGTGAGTTCGGGGTGTCTCGGCACGACCTTCGTCCCGACATCTATCCGCGAAACTATCCGCCGGCACCCGATCAGGCCGAAAGATGGATTGGCATCGACAAAGGCGCCGATCGGAGGGTCGCATGAACGCCTTTGATCCTTCGATCTTCCATCCCCGCCATTTGTTGAAGCGCCATACCCGCGAGATTTGGCCTGTCGAAGGAGAGACCGGAGCAATGGCTATCCTCCGCTCGTTCCGATTGCCCGAATATTTCGGCGAGGCAACGGAGGCGATCGCCTTTCGCGATCAGGATGGCTGGGTGCGGTGCATTTGCGCCTATTTCCCGCAGGTGGCGCACGTCGTCGATTTGCGCATCAACCGTCACATATCCAGCATCGCGTTCACTCGAATCGCTCCCGGTTTCAATCCATCGCCGATGGATATGGCCGACATGAGCAGCAGCGCCGCAAGCTATCGAGGTCGCGGCTTGTGAGGCGTCTCGGGCGAATTCACCATTTTCGTTCACCAATCGGCGGCGATCTGGTCGCGTCGCCGCTCGGCGAACAGGTTGCGGCAGCTCTCCCCTCTCTGCACGTCGCAGCCTGTTCGCCCTCACAATCCGCACCGACTTTCCCCTGCGCCAACTGCGACCGCACCCCTGCTCGACGCTGCTGCGCGGCCCTAGCTGCCCGCATTTGCGGTGCCGCGATAGGCGGTAAAAATCAGTTTCTTACCGCCCGACGAGGGGCAGCAGCATGAGCGTCGAACGCAACATCGCGCTCCCGCCCGAGCAACAGGAAATCAAGGAGGCGTTCCGCGCCCTTGTCAAAGCCTATGGTGGACAGGATGCGGTCGCCAAGCGGCTCGGCACCCGGCAACAGCGTATCAGCGATTGCTGCAGCACGACGACTGACGCCTTTCCCCGCGCCGACGAAATCGCGACGCTGGAGGCCGAAACCGTCGGCTATCCCGGCCACCCGCACGTCACAACCGTATTGGCGCGCCAGCGGCTGCGCGAGCTGGTGCCGACGCCGAACATCGCGGCGACGGGCCGCGACCTGCTCATGCTGTTTGCCCGCCAGTCGAAGGGCAACAGCGAACTGGCCGAGGCGATCCTTGAGGCGCACGAAGATGATCACGTCGATTGCGCCGAGGCCGAACAGATCGAGGCCGCTGCCGATCAGGTGATCGCCACCGCGCTCGCCATCCGCGCCGAAGCGCGCATGATTCAACGGGAGTATCGTCAATGAGCCGCGGTGCCGCCGCACGTTGCCCCTATTGCAAGTCGCCGGGGCGCATCCGCAGCAGCGAGGAAGTCTCGCTTCTGCATCGCGACGTATATTTCGACTGCACCAGCGATCGCTGCGGCCACCGCTGGAAGGCGCAGCTCAGCTTTGTGCATAGCATCGCCACGCCGGTGGAGCAGGGGAGCGACGTCCATCTGCCAGTGACCCCGGAACGCTACCGCCGGGCGCGCCGCGACGGGGAGCCGCCTCCCACGCCCGTACCCGCCTGATCTGAACCAATCCGCATGACCCGACAGACCGCGCGCCGAACCCCGCTTTCGGCGGCGCCACCCCTTTGCCTGAGAAAGCCGCCCTTCCTTCATGAGCAACGCCCTCGCCCAAGAACTGGACCGCGCCCTGCAGCGGGAGTTCGCCTTCCGGCGCGAGGGCGAGTGGTATCGCAAGGGTAAATGCCCGGAATGCCACAAGAAGGAGCTGTACGTTCACGCTGAAAAGCCGTTCGTGCTCAAATGCGGCCGCCTCAACCGCTGCGGCTATGAGAAGTCGGTAAAATCCTATTTCCCCGAGATTTTCGACGACTGGTCGAAGCGGTTCAAGGCGACCGAGGCCGATCCGAACGCCGCCGCCGATGCCTTCCTGCAGCATGGGCGCAAGCTCGATCTGACCGGCATGCGCGGCTGCTACAGCCAAGAATATTACAAGGATCCCGAGCGCAACATCGGCACCGCCACTGTGCGCTTTCCGTTACCCGGCGGGACGTGGTGGGAACGGCTGATCGACCAGCCGGGCCGCTTCGAAATGAAGGCCCGCTTCCAGCCGAAGCGCGCCGCCGGCGGGAAATCCTACAAGGGCTATTGCTGGGCGCCGCCCGCGCTGACGATCGAGAAGCAGGCCGCGGCCGAGCGGATCCTGATCGCCGAGGGAATCTTCAACGCGTGGGCGCTGACCATGGCGGGGCATGCCGCCGTGTCGGCGATGACGGTCAACAACTGGCCCGAGCATTGGCTGCAGGAATTGCGCCTCGCGATCGCGAACGGCCCGACCCCGAACCATCGGCCCGAACTGGTCTTCGCGTTCGACGTCGGCGCCGCCGGCGTCAAATGGTCGCGCGATTTCGTCAAGCGCGCCGAGGAAGAGGGCTGGCCCGCGACGGCCTGTCAGGCCAGCCTGGTCGAAGGCGATGCGAAGGATTGGAACGACCTTCTCGAGCTGGGGCGCCTGACGCCCTCCGACTTCGACGAATATTTCTGGAATGGCCGCGTCACCATCGCATCGAGCGCGCTGGAAAAGGCCTGCCTCATTCATGAGCGCAAGCATTGGAACGGGTTCAGCTTCTCTTTCGACAATCGCATGTGGTGGGCGAGCTTTAATCAGGCCCGCATCGCCGAGGTGAGGCTCAAGGAGGGTTTGACCGAGAAAGCCGCAATCCGCGCTTGCGCAGAGGTCGATGAAATCGCGAACTGCGCCTTTCGTACGCTCTACCGCGAGCGCGACGACGTTATCGACGATACCGCCTATTATCTCCGCGTCGATTTCCCCGGCAAGACGCCCACCGCCAAGGGGCGCTTCTCGGCCGCGCAGCTCACCGCCGCACCCGAATTCAAGAAGCGCCTGTTCGCCTTCGGCGGCATGTTCACCGGATCGACGGGCCAGCTCGACCGCCTGATGCAGATCCAGACGCGCGACCTCAAGACGGTCGAGCCGATCGACTTCACCGGTTACAGCAAGGCGCATGGCGCGTGGATCCTCGGCGATATCGCCGTTCGCGGCGGGCGCGTCCACGATCTGAATGCCGAGGATTACTTTGATTTCGGCAAGGTCGCGGTGAAGCTGCGCTCGCCTGAGCGCCTGCTCGACATCAGCTATGATCGCGACACCTTCAATATCGACTGGCTCCCGAAGCTTTGGGCGGCATATGGCGCCAAGGGACTGATCGCGCTCACCTTCTGGCAGATCTCGCTTTTCGCCGAACAGATCCGCGAAGCGCACAAGAGCCTCGCCTTCCTCCAGATCATCGGAGAACCCGGATCGGGCAAATCGACCCTGCTGGAATTCCTCTGGCGGCTCTATGGCCGCGATTCCTACGAAGGCTTCGACCCTACCAAGGCGACGTCGGCCGCGATCGCGCGCAATCTCGGCAAGGTCGGCAATCTGCCCGTGGTGCTGATCGAGGGCGACCGCGACGAAAGCACGCCGCACAGCAAGCGCTTCGAATGGGACGAGTTGAAAACCGCCTATAACGGTCGCGCGGTTCGCTCGCGCGGCGTTCGATCGGGCGGGATGGAAACCTATGACCCGCCCTTCCGCGGCGCGGTCGTCATCGCGCAGAATTTCGCGGTGAAGGCGTCGGCGGCGCTGCTCGAACGCCTCATGAGCCTGACCATCAACAAGGAAGGGTGGAGTCCCGATACCAAGGTCGCGGCCGAGGCGATCGAAAGCTGGCCGACCGATACGCTGTCGGGCTTCATCATCCACATCATCCGGCAGGAAGAAGCGTGGCTCGCCGCCTTCTTCGCCGCATACAAGAAACACGAAAAGGCGCTGCCCGAAGCCAGCGGCGTCAGCCACCAGCGCCTGGTCAAGAACCACGCCCAGCTCGCCGCCGGCCTCGACGCCCTCGCGACCGTGATTTCAATTCCCGACGACGTGCGCGAGCGCGGACATGAATTCATCCGCGGGATGATCCGCGAGCGGCATCAGGCGATCAGCGCCGACCACCCGCACGTCGCGAAATTTTGGGAACTGTTCGACTGGTTCGAGGCCAACGAGGTCGTTCAGACGAACCCGATCAATCTGCACAGCAAGGCCGACAAGCTTATCGCCGTCAGCCTTCCGATGTTCGAGGAGCGGTGCCGCCAGCGCGGCATTCAGGCGCCGCCGATGGACGATCTCAAGCAGCTCCTCCGCTCCTCGAAATCCCGCCGCTTCCTCGCGGCCAAGAACGTGAAAACCCGCCTCGAAAACAAGGTCATCCACTGCTGGGTCTTCGCCCAGCCGGAGGGCCGCGACGACGTCATGGAGGATTGAAAATGAAGCCCTTCCACCCCGCCATTTACATCTGCGTCGATTGCCATGTCGAACATTATGGCGATCGGCAGAACCTGCCTCTCGGCTGGATCCGCTGCGCCGCCCCGAACGGCCATGATGCGGTGCGCTGCGGCAACTGCGCCGATCAGATCGCACAGCGCCATGCCAGCGCCGGCGCGCCCCAATCCCTCGATCGCCCCACCGCCGGCATGGCGATCGGCATCCTCGCCGCCCGCTTCACCGGCGCCCTGATGCGCGCCAGCGAATTGCCCCGCCGGGAGGCGCGCCGGTGAGCGGGCAGCGCATCTTCTGCGCCAAATGCGACGCCCCCGGCCTCATGGACGGCGACCTGCTGCCCGCGGGCTGGGAGCGCCACACCAGCGGCATGACCAAGGCCCCGCTCACCGTCTGCGGCGGCTGTGTTGAAGGATCGCGCGGCCAGACGATCCGCTCGGGCGACGCCGGCGCGACCGATGACCAGCTCCGCCTTTTCATCGAGCGCATCGAGCGGCTCGAAGAGGAAGAAAAGGGCATCAAGGACGACAAGCGCGACGTCTACCTCGAAGCCAAATCGCAGGGTTACGACCCGAAAATCATGCGCGAAGTCGTCAAGCTTCGCCGCATGAGCCCGCACGATCGCGCCGAACGCGACGCGATCCTCGACGTCTACCGCTCCGCCATCGGTCTCACCTGATCCCAGCAGCAAGGGAGGATCCCGCATGTCCAAACCCGAATTCAACCACGCCACCTTCGTCGAGCAGCGCCTCTGCGAAACGGTCAAGCATTGCCTCGGCCTGCGTGTGTCGCACGTCGATCTGACGCACCGCCTAGTCGATGATCTGTGCTGCGACAGCAGGTAGCCGACTACAGCGTTTTGGTCCGTCGCAAGCTGATGACCGCCTACCCGGCGGCGGGAGGTGCCCAATGCGCCGCCTCCTGACCCTGTTCCCGATCAGCGCGGCCGAGGCCGACCGCGCAGCCGCCGCGATCCGCTCGCTTTTTGATTGGCCCGACATCCTCGCGGCGATGGCCTATGCGGCATTCTTCGTGATTGGATTACCCGCTGCGCTGCTTTTCTTCAGCGTGATCGGCGGTGTTCTGTGAACCGCCGGCACCGCCCCTTCGACATCGTCTACGACATAGGCGGAACGTGGATTGTCAGCCGAACTGGCCGCTATCGCCGCTGGTCGCCGAAAATGCTTCACGGACTTGAACGCCTCCGTCGGCGTCGGCCGACTGACGACAGGATCTTCGCGATATGAGCCGCCGTCTCTCCGACGTCGAGCTGCGCGAGAAGATCGCAGCCTTCGAGCTGATCAACCGCGATCGCACCCTCACCAATGACGAAGCCGACCAGCTTTGGCGCCTCGTCCATATCGAAACCTGCCGCATCAAGGCCCGTCGCCGCTCGATCGAGCGCAATCAGGCGCGCCTGTCGGCTCTCACCGAAGGAATGGCCGCATGACCGACAATCAGGTCTTCATTATCGCGACGATCCTGTGCGTTTTGCTCGGGACGCAGATCCTGCAACTCTACTGGATCCATCGCATCCGCCGCCGCGTCCGCCGCTACCTGCGGAGGGACGCGTGAGCACCCCGCTGCCCGACTTTCCCGTCGACCAGGTGCTTAGCCCAGCGCTGGTCGAGATCATGCACGAACTGATGCGCGAACGCGCTCGCTCGGTCATGGTCTTCGGCCACGACGCCGCGGCCGACGACGCCCTGCCGCTCAACAGCATCGGCCAGAAGGCGACCTACTTCCTCCAGATCGCCACCGAGCGCGCCGAAGGCCCCGACGAACGCCGCATCCTGCCCGCTGCCCGCAAAAAGGCCGTGCAGGGCATCATGGTCGCCATCGCCTTCATCGACGCCATCGACCGCGAAATCGCGCGGGGAAGTGCGGGCAGGGCATGAGTGGAGAGCTTTCCTCCGCAATCAGTCGCCACCCGTGGGATTGGTACGTCGAAGAGCGCTGGGTGACGCATCGGCTCGCGGATTTCCTGCCGCTCGACGAGGGCGTGACCTACCTCGATCCCTGTTGTGGATCCGGCAATATCGTCGAAGCTCTCGCAGAGCGCGGCCATCAGGCATTCGGAACCGACCTCTTCGAGCGCTATGAGGGCTCGCGCTTCCTCGGAATTCACGACTGGATGGGCGAGCAGCGGCATTTGCTCGAAGCGAGTGACGCACTGTCGATATTCTTCAACCCGCCCTACAGCCGCCAGAACGGCGCGCTCGTGCGTGGACTAGCCGAAAAGTGCATCCGGCGCGCGATCGAGGTCGCAACGCACAAGGTAGCGGCGCTGCTGCCGGTTAAGTGGCTTGCCAGCAAAGGCCGCTACAAACTGTTCGAGCAGGATCATCGGCCGAGCGGCATCTATATCCTCTGCGAACGCCCGTCGATGCCGCCGGGCGACGTGATCGAGCGACTCGGCAAGCGCGCTCACGACGGCGGCAAGGTCGATTTCATGTGGGTTATTTGGGATCTGCAGGCCGAGCCGCTTCCCCATGCGCCCACCTTCTGGATCCCGCCGCGCGCGCCTGGTCGCAGCGAAGCTGTGAAGCTGGAGAGGGCGGCGTAGTTGACCCGGCTCCTGACGATTGAGGAAACCGCGTCCGAGCTGCAGATCTCGGTCCCCACGCTGCGCCGTTTGCGCGCAGCGGGGAAAATCGGTTACGTCAGGCTCGACGGCCGCAAGATTCGACACACGCCCGATGATATCGCCGACTATATCGCTCGCCAGCATGTCGCCGCTCGCAATCAGGAATTGTCACCATGCCCCGCCCCATCCCGAAGAAAGGATCGCCGCACTGGCACTATGACTTCGTCCGTGGCGGTCGTCGGTTTCATGGCTCGACGGGAACGGACAACAAGCGGCTAGCGCAGCAGATCATCGACCATCGGTTGCAAGGAGCGCTCTTGCCGGCGCGAACCCGTCCGCCGATCACGCTCGACGATGCAGCAGGCTTCTATGAAGACTATGCGTCGGCCCTGCCGAGCTGGAAAACTACCGAATACATTCTCGCAGCATTGGTGTCCGGCCTCGGCGGTGGACGCCTGCTGTCTGAAATCAATCAGCGCATGCTGATCGACCATTTCGCGGCGCGGCGGATTCGCGCCAATGGCAAGCTGCGCGCCAACAGCAGCGTGAACCGCGAGATCGAGGTTGCGAGCGCGGTCTGGCACCGGGCCGACAAGGCGAAATATGACATCGGCGACATGCCGGATTGGAACGCCCTGCGGTTCAAAGTGGCGGGAACACGGTGGCGCTTGCTCGGCGCTGGCGAACAACAGGACGCCTATCTCGCCGCCGTCCGTGCCGATGTCCGCCCCGCGTTCGAGTTTCTGCTGCTATCCGGCTGGCGGCGCAGCGAGGTGATCGACCTAGGATGGAATGACCTTGATCTGCCGAACCGCACCGCATGGACGCGCGTGAAGGGCGGGGCGATGGTCGAGCGGCCGCTAACGCAGGCGATGCTACTGATTATCGCCAATCAGCCCAAGGTCGGGCCGAAGGTCTTCACCTATGTTTGCCAGCGCGCGACGGCCAGCGGTCGCCGCGATCGCGCCCAGCGCCGGCAGGGCGAACGCTATCCGGTCAGCCCCAGCGTGATGCGCGAAGTCCATGACGACGCCCGCAAGGCGATCGAGGTGCCGGATCTGCGCCTGCATGATTTGCGACACACCCGCGCGACGCGGATCCTGCGCAACACCGGCGACCTCGCCCTGACCAAGCGCGCGCTCGCCCACCGCAACATCGCCACCACGCTGAAATATGCCCACGTCCTCGACGACGACGTGCGCGCCGGCCTAGATGCAAGCGAGTCCCGCAATATTCCCGAAGTCGCGCCCGAGGAAGCGAAGAAAGCGTAAAGATTTCAATCCGGTGGATTATCTGCGCCATCGCCGTGTAAACGAGATGCTCTACCAACTGAGCTAAGCGCCCCACGGCG